GAAACTCGTCCTCCCGGTAGAGATTCAAGGCTGGCCCTCCTCGGTGGTTTCGGAGCTCTACAAAAGGGCGCAAGAGATCAACTACCTGAACGAAGTTGAGTCGAAGAAAGCCACCGAAGAAGCAAAAAAAGACTGAGAGGTGAGAGGCTCGGTTGGTTTGAAGTCGCTTCCCACCTCAGGATTCCAGTGCGGGAGTTGATGTCTCGGGTGACATTCACCGAATTCATTGAATGGCTCGAATACCTCAAACTCGTCCACCGCAGGAATTCAAAGCGCGATATGTATTTTGCCCAAATCGCTGCCGAAGTCAGACGGGGTTACGTGAAGAACCCCAGCAAAGTCAAAGTGGATCATTTCCTTCTTGGTGAGAAGACACCAGGAGAAGAGAAGTCCCATAACTCTAAACAAACCTGGGCAGCGGCTTTGGGAATTACTCTCAACTGACCTATGATATCTTCATCACTCAGAGGAGGATTTGGTGGGATTGCTCTAGGTACTCTTTTCGTTCGCTTGTCGGCCGATCCTGCAAGTCTCTTAGCCGGGTTGATGGAAGCTGAGCGTGGAATGATCTCCACGTCAGATTTGATGCTTAGGACAGCTACGAAACTGTCGCTTGGGGTGACTGCGGCCTTCGGTGTCATAGGGGCTGCGGCAGTTGCTGAATTTGCTCGGTTCAACAAAGCCATGACGCAGTCTACAGCGATCATGGGAGACATGAGCGACAAGACCCGGAAGAAGATGGAAGAGTTGGCACTGTCGCTTTCAGGTGAGGGACTCAAATCTGCCGATGAACTCGCCAAATCTTTCTACTACCTCGCTTCGGCTGGTTTGAATGTTGAGCAGCAGATGGTGGCTTTGCCTATTGCGATGAAGTTCGCCACCGCAGGTAACTTTGAGATGGAGAAAGCTACTCAGCTTCTTACCAGCGCCCAAGCCGCTTTAGGTTTGAAGACCCAAGACACCACCGAGTATATGAAGAACATGGCCAGGGTGGCCAATGTTTTGGTGAAGGCTGATATCTTGGCGCAGGGATCGGTTGAGCAGTTCAGCGAGGCCTTGTCGAACAAAGCCGCTGCCGCGTTGAGGATGGCGAACAAGGATGTTGAAGAGGGTGTGGCTGTCTTAGCTGCTTTCGCCGAGCAGGGACTCAGGGGTGAGGCAGCAGGTGAAGCTCTTGCTATTGTCCTTCGTGATCTCCAGAGAACAGCAATCACCAATAAGAAGGCTTTCGATGATCTTGGTATCAGTGTGTTCGATGCCCAGGGCAATATGAGGAACACCGCAGACATCTTGAAGGATCTCGAGGATGTCATGTCTGGTGCTTCGGTTGAATTGAGAAGGACTGCTTTTCAGTTGCTTGGATTTCATGATCGTTCATTGTCGGCCCTTCTTTCCTTGATTGGATTTTCTGAAAGGGTTCGATCGTTTGAGAAAGACTTGCGGGCGGCTGGGGATGTGATAGGTGACGTCTCGGACAAACAAATGAAGTCCTTCGCCGCCCAGTGGGAGATTACCGGCAACCAGTTGAAGAATTTCTTGATCACCTTAGGAGAGACTCTCGCTCCTGCGTTGCTAGAGTTGAATCAGAATCTGAGGGATGTCATAAGGTGGCTCGTTGAGACCCAGAAGGAGAGTGGTTGGTTGACTGCTATCCTGGTGACGATGATTGATGTCGTCAAATACTTTGCCTTTGGGGTGGGCCTGGTTTGGACGGCACTCAAGTCCCTCGCTATCATTCTAGATGTGCTGGTGAATAGGAATCTTGCTCAATTAGAGATCTCCGTCACCGGCCAGATCAAACTTCTTAAGATTTGGTGGAATTCAATCAGTGCCGTCATCGATGGATTGATGGCGCTGGGAGGGGTTGCAGAAGGAGCCTCAAAGGTGATGGCGTCTCTGCTGGACCGGGATTTTGCCGGAGCCGCCGCAGCCTATGTCAAGATGCAATTTGAGAGGGTGAATGCTGTCAAGAATGCCTTTCGCGCTGTCAACGATGGTGTGACCGAATCCCTTGATGTTTTGAAGGAAGCCCGGCAGCAATCAGCTGAGGTCGATAAGAAGTTCGTCGACGATAGCAAGAACGCGGTGAAAGATTTGATAGGGGAGTGGGGCACCTTTATGAAGTTTGCCGTCGCTGTCTTCCCGGCGCTGGACCCGGGATTGAAGAACATGACGAAGAATCTAGACGATGCGACTAAAGGTACCAAGGAACTCGAGAAGGCGGTGCTCAGGGTGGGTGATGCTGCTAAGGGTGGAGGAGAGAAGATCCAACGGAAGCTGAACGATCTCCAGATGACTGAGCTGTTGAAACTCCTCGGTCAGCCTCCAAGGTCTGAACTCTTCTCCAAAGCTGAGGCACAGCATATGAGGGACATTACTGGCCCTGAGCTGATGGATTCGATGAAGCTTGGGCAGCAGGGTGAATTGAGTTCTGAGAGGACAGCTGACATGCTCAGGGCCCACGGGATTATCGGACATGGGACAGAGTCAGGTGGGGTAACTCAGGATCTGTTCTCAGATCGCTTGGTGGCGCAGGAATCGGCTATCGCCCGAGAGATCGAGATGAACGAGAATAAACTCAGGATTTTGACGGAGATCGAAAAGAAGGGCATTGACATGGGAGAGAAGGCGAACAAGGAGAAGCTCGCCGCTATGGAAGCTTACAATCGACGCCTTCACCAACTTCAGCTCGCGCAGGCTCAGGTTCTCGTTCAGGCTGGGCAGAACATGTTCGACGAATTAGGCAAGGCAATTGAATCATTTGGGGGTCGACAGACTGCGGCCTATAAAGCGATGTTTGCTGCCAGCAAAGCGATGGCTATTGCCACGTCAGCCATCAAGATTCAGCAAGGCATTGCCGAGGCCATTGCGCTACCATGGCCGGCGAACATAGCCGCGATTGCCACAGTCGTTGCTGCGGCTGCGAGCATCGTGTCTACCATCCAATCAGTCAATCTTGAAATCACCGGTGCCAAAGCAGCGGGTGGACTCGTCTCGCGTGGACAGAGCTATCTGGTAGGAGAGCGCGGTCCTGAGATATTTTCTCCTTCATCTAACGGCACCATCGTTCCCAATGACAAAATAGGTGGAGACACCAGAGTCGTCATCAATAACTACACGGACGTTCGTCCTGAAGTGAGGGAACGAAACGAAGGAGATGAGAGGATCGTTGAGGTTATCCTCCGTCGCGTTAAAGGTGAGATCAGTTCTGAGATACGAGATGGAAGGGGTGATGTGACACGCTCTATGGAATCCAGCTACAGGCTGAAGAGAGGCCAATGATCCTTCAAGTTGACAACACCTGGCCGACAAGCCTGCCATTGCCGAAAATCGAGTTCTCGGGCAACCCTCGCAATGCAACCATCACGAGTCCCACCGAGAGTGCTGCGATCTCGCGCCGATCTCGCTTTGATCGCTCCTACTCTACACTATCAGTAACCTGGTGCTTTACGGGCGATCAGATACAAATCTTCGACGCCTTCTTCTCTGACGACCTCGGCAACGGCACAGCACAGTTCAAGATCGAATTGAGATTTCCTGAGACTTCGAGTCTCACAGAATGGTCAGTGAGATTCCAGGGAGGGTATCAACGCGAGTATGACGGAGGTCACTACTACGTCAAATCGATTCTTGAACTGATTGAAAGGGTGCCGGGCTTCCTGCCCGGTGTCGTCGTCAATTGGGAGGCTTTGGAGATCACAGGTCTCGCCGATGACGATCAGGTTGTGGTTTGGCCTGATACGAGTCAGTTCTCCCGTTCGGCTATCCAAACCATTGATGATGCGAAGCCTCTCTACAAAGAGGGATCCTTCGGAGTCGCACCGGGAGTTCAGTTTGATGGGGTGGATGATTTCTTATCTTTCAATCCTGCCAGTCTCACCAGTTGGACGATGTTCATTGCTTGGAAGCTGATTACCTGGGCAGAATTCAGCTGCCCGCTGTCCTGGCGCGCATCGGGCAAAGCGGGGTTCTTGTTCGTAGACGGAGTGGGCAATCCCTCTCACTGGGCACCCAATCTCGTAGCAACGGACGCCACCAATACCGTCATTCTTAGCCGCTATGGTGCCGGCTTCTATTTCGCTCCTGAGAAGGCGATTCACATGCACCGCTTTGGAGACGCCTCTTATGCGTGGTCAAAGAACGGATCCACCCCGGCTCTCTACACCTTGGATGGTTACACCATAGGTCCAGGAGGTGTAGGTGGCCCTTGGCCCTCCCTCGCTCAGATTGGACACGGATACGAATTTTGTAATTGTCTGATTGGAGCCATTCGAGTCTACAATTATGCCCTTTCTAATAGCGAAGTGGCGGTTGTGGTAGATGAGCTTAATTCAAAGTATCCTTGCTTTTGATTTTTCTTCTAGCTATCTCTTGGAAGTTCCGTTAGGTTAGATCCGTGTTGAGTCAACCATCAACAGAAAGGCTGAAATGAAACAAATCAAACAACGGATCATGGGAGGTCTCGTGATCGTAGTCATGGCGTTGACAATCGCTGGATGTAACAGCGGGTGTCTTGCTGGAAAGGGTCAATACAACCCCTCCACAGGGGTCTACAACACGAATGAGATGGCCGACGTGCTCGTAGTCACCGCGCAGAACACCCGCAAGATCGCGCTGGATGTATTCGACGGACTGATGACGATTGAGGCTCACAACGAAGAGACCCTCAAAGCACTCAGTCCTGGTATCCACAAAGCGGCTGAGGAGGTTCGCAGGAACGGGCCGAAGTGGTTGGATGAGTTGTCGGCGGCCATCGCCGACTACCAAAAGGAAAGGAGTGCCACCAACGGGGATAAGTTGAAGGCGGCGCTGAAACTCGTAGACGATGCTTTGCTATCCGCATCTAAACACCTGGCAGAAGCCACAAGGAAAGCGAAGGTACCATGAAAGAAGCTGAATTACTCGCACTGCTGGAAACGGCCCGTTGGATCCTCCGCAACGCCCCATCGTGGGTGGACACCCTGAGGAAGAACGGAGAACTGACTCCGGAAGGTGAAGCAGCCTACCAAGCACACGAGAAGGAGGTCTTCTCGAAGCCTGAAGCTCAACCTCGAGATCCGTTGTGAACAACTTCTGTCACCGGACTGGACTAATGGTTTTGGTACTCTGGTTTTCACGTTCAGTTTTCCTAGAGTATCGTTTCCCGTTGTCAGTTCCCTCCTGTAGAGGGTAACGGTGACAGAACCTTTTCTTATGGGCCATGTAACAGAAATCATTCGTAGGGAGCTGCCTCATCTGACTCCTATGGTCATTGATGGGGCAATCTCAGTTCTGTGTCCCACCTTAATCTGTTTGAAGGTGGGAGCCCTCGCTCTGGTGAAGGCAGGAGATACCACCTTTGCCAGCTGGTCCATTCTGATCATTTGTGATTGTGGTGTTGCGGCACTCACAGCATTAGGTGGATTTAGGAGCAAAGCATTCAATACATGGAGGGAGGGGAAGCGGGATAGGGATGCAACAGATCTGCTGAGGAAATCTCAGGTAGATCCAGAGGGG